GGCAAGATCCAGTGGACCTTCAACGTCACCATCGCGCCAATCGCCATCGGCGGCGACGTCAAATCGAAGAACACGAACGATCTGAGCTTCGCCGTCACGAACGTCGCCCACGCACCGTACACGGGCAAGTGATGACCGGCAAGGCACTCATGGTCGTCGGCCAGAAACGCTTCGTGCAGACGATGCGCAAGGCCGGCGCGGACATGGACGACCTGAAGGAAGTGAACCGCGAGGCCGCGCAGATCGCATTGCCCGCCGTCCGCAACCTCGCCCCACGAGGCAAGACCGGCCGGCTGGCCGGCAGCCTGCGTGTCGGAGCGACGAAACGCGCCGGCGTCATCCGCGCCGGCCGCAAGGCCGTGCCATACGCGGGCCCAATCAATTACGGCTGGCCGAAACGGCACATCCGGCCACGGCTCTTCGTCAACAACGGCGTCGCCTCCACCGAGAGCCAATGGCAAAAGGTCTACAAGGACTTCATAGACAAGACACTGAACCAAGTGAAAGGAAAATGACATGGCAACCACCCGCATCACCTACACGGACGGGACCAGCGAGCTCGTGCCGATCACCATGCGCGCCACCTGCAAGGCCGAGGCGCACGCCATCGAGGCCGGCTGGGGACCCATCACCCAGTCACCCGTCCGTTCCGGAGCCTACGCGGCCTACGCGGCCCTGCGCATGGCCGGCCGCAATCTTCCCGACTTCGAGCATTGGCTGGACACCGTGGCGTCCTTCGACCTCGCGTCAGCGAAGGAGGAGCCGGGAGAGGGAAACCCTACGGACTAGCCGAGTGGCCCAAAGGCTCGCTCGGCCGTCTCTCGTTCCTCCTGGCAAGCCGTTTCGGCGGCACGCCATGGCAGTGGAGGAATGAGGCCGACGAATTGGATTGGGGCACCGGACTGGCCGAACTGCTCAAGGAAGCGGAAGAATCACAGAAGGAGTGAACCGTGGCGCACAGCGCGATCATGAGCGTGCGCATCACCGGCAACGCCGATGATGCCGTCAAGGCGTTCGAGAGGACCACCACGAAGGCGGCCGCTTTCGGCAGCGCCATCGGCGGATTGGCCGTCAAGGGCGTGACCGCGCTGTGGGACACGGTCAAGGGCTTCGCCGGCGACGTGGTGAACATGTCGGACAGCACCGACAAGTTCATGAACACCATGAGCTTCGCCGGCATCGACACCGCCAACGTCGAAAAGGCAAGCAAGGCGGCGCGCGACTACGCGGACCGCACAGTGTATGACCTGTCAACCATCCAGAACACCACGGCGCAGCTCGCCGCGAACGGCATCAAGGACTACACCGGCCTTACAGAGGCCGCCGGCAACCTGAACGCCGTGGCCGGCGGCAACGCAGACACCTTCGGCTCCGTGGCCATGGTGCTCACCCAGACGGCCGGAGCGGGCAAGCTTACGACGGAGAACTGGAACCAGTTGGCCGACGCCATCCCTGGCGCATCCGGCAAACTCCAGGAAGCGATGCTCAAGAACGGGGCCTTCACCGGCAATTTCAGGGATGCCATGTCCAAGGGCGAGATCACCGCCGACGAATTTAACCAGGCATTGATGGACCTCGGCATGACCGACGTGGCGAAACAGGCCGCGACATCGACCAGCACCATCGAGGGAGCCATGGGAAACCTCGAAGCCGCCGTGACCGGCGGTCTGACCGACGCCTTCAACTTGTTCAAACCGGCCGTCACAGGCGGCATCAACGCGGCCGCGACGGCAGTCACAACCCTCGCGCAGACCGGCACGCAGGGATTGCAGACGTTCTTCGCACAGGTCAAGGACACCGGGGCGTTCACCTCATTGCAGATGGCCGCGCAATCCGTCGGCACCGGACTGCAATCGCTCTGGGACGGAATCATGAACGTCGTGAACGCGATGACCGGAGGACAGCCGGCCGGAACCTCGTTCGGCAACGTGCTCAACGCCGTCGCCTCGGCAGCGCAGTCGGTCGGCGGCTGGCTGAAGACCGCCGGAAACTGGATCAGTCAGAATCTGGATCTTGTGACCCCTCTCGTGGCCGCGGTCGGCGGAGCCGTCGCAGTCGTCACCGCCGTTACCACGGCCATGCAGCTGGCCGCGGCCGCGCAGGCGCTGCTCAACGCGGTCATGGCCGCGAACCCGATCATGCTGGTCATCACGCTCATCGCAGCGCTCGTGGCCGGACTCACCTACTTTTTCGCCTGCACCAACACCGGCAAGGCCATCTGGTCGAGCTTCACCAATTTCATCGCCGGATGCGTCTCGGGCATCCTCGGATGGTTCAGCGGCCTCGGCAGCTCCATCGGCGGGGCCTTCAACAACGCCGCGAACAGCGCGAAAAACACTTGGAACGGCGTCGTCTCATGGTTCCGTGGCATCCCGGGCACAATCGGCGGCTTCTTCTCCGGAGCCGGCACACTGCTCTACAACGCCGGCGCAAGCATCATCAGCGGATTCCTCAACGGCCTCAAATCGATGTGGAGCAACGTGACCGGCTGGATCAGCGGCATCGGCGACTGGATCAAGGCCCACAAAGGCCCGATCAGCTACGACCGGAGGTTGCTCATCCCAGCCGGCCAGGCCATCATGACCGGCTTCGCACAGGGCCTCAACAACGGTTTCGACAACAGTGTTGAAACCGCTATCAGCCGCGCTAACCGCAGACTGGCGGCCATGCCCCTCAACCTCTCCGCCCAGGGCAACACGGCCACGCCAGCCGTGGTCAACACCTGGAACGTGGAGATCAACGGCGAGGTCATCGACAAGGACGGCACCGCCAAGGCCATCAAACGGCTCCTGGCCGACTACGACGCAAGGAGGTCATGATGCAGCAGTGCTTCATGTTCATCGACACCGGCAACGGCTGGACACCGGTGAACGATTCCGCCAAGGACATCGCAGCCCTCGACTCTTTCACTATCCGGTGGGGCAGCGACAGCATCGACGAACAACCCGAACCTGCCGTGATGTCGTTCACCCTCCGCGACCGCACCGGACGGCTCGCCGGCCAGGCATTGACATTGGCCGGCATGAAGGTGATCGTGCAGTTCTCCGATCAACCCAGATGGCAAGATCTTCAGCCGTCGATGGGCGCCTGGCGCGATCTGCGCATCCCCATCGACTCGCTCCACAAGACGTACTCTCCAGTCTCTCCGGACTCGCCGGACTCGCCGTCCACAACGATGTTCGCCGGCACCGTCTCCACCGGCGGCAGCGTCGAACCGACCAACGACGGCGGGTGGCTGCTCAAACTCTCCGCCACATCGAGAATGGCCGTGTGGAAACGCCTGCAATCCCAAGGACCGACAGACACGGCCGCGAAATGGGACGGCGCGCACTGGATAGGCACGCCATCCGCACGCCTCAAGGAGATGAACCGCAGGGCCTCGGCGCAGGGAGCGCCGGAAGCCCAACTGGACGGGCTCGCCCTGCCATCAAGCGTCGCGCCATACACACCATCCGACCACCCATCGCAGCTCGACCTGCTGCACCGGCTCACCGCCGGCCCACGACTCCCACAGTGGCATGAGGTCTACGACGGCGCTACATCAAGCCTCCGGCCATTGTTCCTCGCCGACCCGATAGCCGTGCACCTGTCGTCGGACGGCCGTCTCAGCATCCTCACCGGCGGAGAGACACGCCACGCGCTCTCGGCCTCCGACATCGAGGCATCGACCGATCTGAGCATCACCGAACCATTGACTCAGGTGGTCATCAACGCGAAACGCGTCAAATCGGACAACGGCAAGCTCTCGTTCGATGACGTCGAGATCACGATGGGAGACCAGCACCGTCTGCCCTCCCAACTGACCGCCACGCAGAAGAGCCTCACCATCGATTCCGACATGCTAGCCGTCGATGACTCAGGCGGCGTGTGGAACAGCGGGGCCACATCGACCGTCAGCGACACCGACCGCGCCAACATCGCGCAATGGCTCGAATCGAACGACCTGCGCATGGTACCGGAGAACGTGACGTTCAACAGCACACGAATCGACCCGGCACAGCTGCCATGGCCGTACAAGGCCGCACCATCCGGCCCGTTCATCATCGTCAAGGCCAAAGCGTCGGCCCTGACCGGCTCCGACGGCCGGCCTGCTTTCACCGGCCCCATCACGACAATCGGCGGGACGCTCTCATACCGATGGCGCAACGGCAAGCCCACACTCACACAGGAAGCGACACTCACCGCGCTCCGGCCGCTCCTGACGAAACGAATCACATGGGACGACCTGCCATCCAGCCTCAGCTGGCAGCAGCTCGACCTGCACATCTGCGACCTGTCCATGATCCAGACAATCGACTGACAGAAAGGAACACCATGACAGCAACAACACCCATCTACGGGCTCTCATATCCGGAAGGCTCGGACCTCGTGTCATCCGCGCCGGACTCGTTCAAAAGCATGGCCGACACGTTCGAGCAGGCGCTTGACCAGGTAGACCGGAGGGACACGCCCGAAGGCGTCAAACCCGCCATCGCCACCACCCTCGAAGCCCTTCGGCAGATCACCGGCGTCACCGGCCAAACCGGCTTCGTCACCAGCGGCAACGAGGACGGCTGGGGGCAATACGTCTGGAACGGCGTCGAATGGATCAGAACGATGCCCGAAGACCAAGCATGGAACGGCACTTGGAGACTCAACTCAGAGATCTACACCGGCCGCAAATGGGTCGATGGCCGGAGAATCTACATGCAGGTAAGGGAACACAAGAATCTGGCGAACAATTCAAGAACGTCAACCGGCATCAGCAACATGTACAGCCTCCTGGATTACCGCGTCATCACACAGGGAAAGGGCGGAGCGCTCCAACCGTACCTCGCCACAGACACCTACTGGCATTCAGAAGTCACGGTCACACCATCCGAGATCATCGTACGCAAAGGCGCATCGAACACGAGCGCGCTCAACGTCTGGATCGTCTACATCTACACGATGACCGACGCATGATGACGGATCTCATCATCGCCATCGTCGGCGCAGTCGGCGCGGTCGTCGGCGCACTGGTCTCCACCCTCTCGGCCGCCGCGAAGAACAAGATGGAAGCCTACAGGCTCGCACAGAAGATGCAGGCCGACAACCAACGCCTCTGGCAATGGAACCGGCAACTCATCGACCACATCTACAGGCGCGCCCCACCACCACCGCCGGAGCCACCGGAAGACCTGTTCGACTAAAGGAAGGAAAGGAACCACATGAGCGGCATCATCTGGAAAGGAAGCCCGAACCATTACGTGGGCCGCAACGGCTACGGCGTCACGCACATCACGCTGCACATCATGGTTGGATACCTCGCCGGCACCGATGCCACGTTCGCCAACCAGTCGAGCCGGGCATCGGCACACTACGGCATCGGCGCGACCGGAGAGATCCACCAATACGTGTCGGAACTCGACGGCAGCTATTCAGACGCGAACTACGCATCGAATAATTCGACCATCAGCATCGAGCACGAGGGCGGCATGGCCGACGGCGCGGTATGCACCCAGGAGTGCATCGACGCAAGCGCCAGACTGTGCGCCGACATCGCGAGAAGGTACGGATGGAAAAAACTGTGGCACGACGGCCTGAAAGGCAATGTGTGGCTGCACAGGGAGATTCCAGGCACCGACCACCTCTCATGCCCGGACCTCGCGCCCAACGGACTGCCATACAAGCAGATCATCGATCAAGCAAACCGAATCCTTGAAGGAGGAACCATGTCCAACGCAGGCGACGAAGTATGGAACTGGGCATACAAGCCCAATGGGAAGAACGCCACACCGGGCGGCAACATGTACAATCTGCTCACCTACGAGCTGCCGCAGCGCATCCGCGACAGCATCATGCAATACAGCTACAAGGGCTCGGCACCGGGCGGCAACGTCTACAACACCATCTGCTTCGAGATCCCCGGAATGCTGAAACAGCTCACCAAGACCATAGAGACGCAGCAGAAGCAGATCAGCGAACTGTCCGAAAAAATCAGCAAGCTGGAAGAGGCGACGAAATGACCGACACCACGGAAAACCGACTGCCGACGACCGACGCGACGGAAGAGGATGCGATGCCCGTTTCCGCGCAGATCACGGCCGCCAACGATGACGATGCCGAAGTAACGACGCCGAGAATCGATGGCGGCACGATATCCAGATTCGTAATCCTGCTGCTCGCGCTCATCAACCAGGCATTGACCATGTTCGGCCATCCGGTGCTCAACATCGATGACACGACCATCACGCAGCTCGTGAGCCTGGCATGGACCGCCGGCAGCGCGATCTGGTGCTACTGGAAGGACAACGACGTGACGAAACGCGCGCGAGTCAAGAAAGCCAGATTGTCAGCCCGCCACGCGGCCTAGATAAGCCGGACGGCCGCCGTGGCTTCTCTCAGACGGCCGTCTGGCATGGCCACGTAATGCTCCGTGGTCTCCACCGATTCATGGCCGAGCAGTTCGGCGACCACGAACAGGTCATGAGTCGCGGCGTAGGCCGTGGTGGCGAACCGGTGGCGCAGCGTGTGGGCCGCGTATCCGTCCGGCAGCAGGCGGCTGATGTGGTCACCGATATAGGACTCTTCCACATGTCCGCCGAAGCGGCCGGGGAACAGATACCCTTGCGTCTCCATGACGGTGTTCGCCAGGTCGTCCGGCATCGGCACGATGCGCTGTTTGTCGCCTTTGCCTCGCACGATCAGCGAATGGCCGGCGCTGTCGGCCACGACGTCATCGCTATGGACGCGGGCGATCTCCCCGCGCCGCAGCCCGCACTCGGCTCCGAGCCGGACCATGAGTTTTTCCGACGGCGTGGCCTGCTCCATCGCGGCCGTGATGTACCGGTCCGGGCATGGTCTGGGATGCGCGTGGGGCTTCTTCACCCTTGGCACGTCCAGACTCGGGTCATCGGCTCGCCGGCCGCTTTTGTGCAGCCATCGAAAGAACGACGAAATGGTGTTCCGGTACGCCTTGCGCGTTTCCGGTTTCCATTGCTGCCGTGCAAAGACCTGCACGATCTGCTCCGTGGTCACGTCTTTGGGACCTGATGGCATGAGCAGTGCCGCGAGATGCGCCATCTTGTATCGACGGCTTTTGATTGTCTGTGCTGATAGGCCGGCCGCCTTGAGGGTGTCAGTCCACCCTTCGATGCTTCTGCGCCATGGGACCGGTGCGCTGATCTTGTTTCTCAT